CTCCGCTGCATCTGCACCACCCAACGCATACAGGACTCCAGCCGTGAGAGCACCGGCACCACCAACTACCTTGGCGGCGTCGATCGGATCGATCGGCTGCTCCTTGCCCCGACGATCCATTACGTACATGACTAAAACCACCACAACGACTGCACCAATGATTAAGCCATACGTGTAAACCTCCGACATTTATTGGGGACTCTATTTTTTTATACCTGTGCTCAAACGAATCAAAGGTTCAGAGACACTGTCTCGGTCGCCGTGACCTTGACGGACTCGTCGTCGTCGTCGGTTTCGAACTCGGAATCGTCGAGCTTGACATCCTCGCCCAGGGAGATGGCGGGAGGCGCATCCGAGTCATCGTCAGACTCTTCATCGAACTGCACGGCCTTGGGAGGCTCGGGAGGCGTCTCTACAAGCGCAGGAGCGGGGGCAGCAGGAGCAGGGGGCGCCTCCTCCTTGGGTGCCTCGGGGGCAACCTCTCCAGCGTCGCTCTTGAAATAGGCGGCGCTGATATCCTTCCAAGGAATGAAGCTGTCAATCACCTCGTTCATCGCACCTCCAATCATCGTCTCGATATCGCGGCGATTACGTGCCTGTTGCTCGGATGTCACACCCACTGTCTTGAACAGGTAAGCGGATGACCACGAGAGACGCGCGGACTGCTTGTAGAGGTTGTGAACAAACGTCTCCACAGACGGGCGCTTGAAGTCGATCTGCACCTGAGCCTTCTCTGTCTGCTGGAGCGCAGCAAATGCACGAATGTAACTGACGAACACGCCCAGCAAAAGATCCTCCAGGTACTCGCACTTCGACACTGTCGTGATACGCTCCACCTCCTTCTTCAGCGTCTCCGGACTCCACTTGGGGATCTGTGTCAGCAGGTTCTGGAATGTCTTGAGGATCTGATCAGGCTGACCGTTACGCTCACATGCCGTCTTGCCATTGTCGTAGATGCTCCAGAGACCATCTGCGATATGAGGAACGAGCACACGCATAAGGTTCTCGCGGAGACTTGACTTTACGAACTCAGTGCTCATTTGTTTAGAGACGAGTCTAGGAGTTTGACTAAACCGACGCAGGATGCCGAAGTTTGTTCTTGTACTGATGATTCGGAATGAGGAGAAGATCCTGAAGAGGTGTCTGGAAGCCGTAACGGATGTGGTCGATGCCTACTGCATCTGCGACACAGGATCAACGGATACTTCACGTGAGATCGCAGCTGAGTTTCTCAAGACCCACGACGGGTGTTTAACGAGTGAGCTGTGGAAGGACTTTGGTCACAACCGCACACTCAGTTTCCGTAACGCTCAGACCTACTTGAAGAAGACCGGTTGGGATCTCAAGGATACATATGGTCTCCTCCTCGACGCAGATATGGTGTTTGTTCCTGCGAAGCTCAAGACAACTGCGCTCGATCACGAGGGGTATACGATCGTGCAAAAGGCCGGACATCTCGAGTACCCGAACACTCGTCTGGTTCGCATGGAGTATGCGTGGTCATGCCGCGGTGTAACGCACGAGTATTGGGACGGACCCACGAAGCACCTTCCAGTTGATGTCTGTTATATCGATGACCACAATGACGGTGGATGCAAGGCAGACAAGTTCGAGCGCGATGTGATGCTCCTCGAACAAGGACTGAAGGACGAGCCCGAGAACGGGCGGTACATGTTCTACCTGGCTCAGACCTACAACGGGGTCGGGCGGCTGAAGGAATGCATTGCAATGTACAAGAAGCGCATCGCCATCGGCGGATGGGAAGAGGAGCTGTGGTACAGCCACTACATGATCGGAAAATCGTGGAAGGAGCTGAAGAACATTCCAAAGTTCGAGCAGTGGATGCTTATGGCTCATGAGCGTCGCCCGTCACGTGCTGAACCGGTGTACCAACTTGCGAAACACTTCCGCGAGACATCCCAGCATCACAAGGCGTATCATTACACGCAAGTGGGCCTGTCGATTCCGCTGACAACCGACGCCCTCTTTGTGGAGACGGATGTGTATACCGGGCTTTTCCAGTACGAAGCTACGATTCTCATGTTCTACATCGGCCAGTGTCGTCGCGGCCTTGAGCTCTCTGCGAAGTACCTTCTGGAAGACCGTCCTCACCAGGACAATGTGTATACCAACATGCCGTTCTACATCGAGCCTCTTACGTACCCTGTCAAGGCCCACCCGATTGATCGTGACGTGTTTGGTGAAGATTTTCACCCGACGTCTGTCTCGTTGTTCATGAAGGACGGGAAGCTCATGCACAATGTTCGTTTCGTGAATTACACGATCAATCCTCAGACCGGAAGTTACTTGATGAAGAACGACGGAGGGATAAGTGAGAATAGCATTGTGCGCACACAGAACGCCGCCTACAATCCCAGTACAGGGGGAGTGACAAAGATGCGAGATGATTCTGTAACTCTGAAGCGGAAGGAGGGTGCACATATCGTAGGTCTGGAAGATGTGCGTGTGTACTCCAATGCGGCCGGAACCCTCTGCTGCACGGCTACAAGCTGGGAGTACACCGACAAGATCCGCATTTTCCAATCTGAATACGACCCCGTGCAGGGCGTGTACTCGAAGCCTCGGATTCTGAAGTCTCCAGGTGAACAGAACTGCGAGAAGAACTGGTTAGCCGTGAACGGAACCAACGATATCATCTACGGATGGAACCCCTTGCGGGTAGGCGTGATCAGGGACGACGAGTTGGTATTCCACACGGAGAACAAGACACCGTGGTATTTCAAGCATTTCCGCGGTTCAGCAGTTGCCATCAAGCCTCCACAGTACCCCGGTGAGACGTGGGCGTTGGTGCACACGGTCGAGTACGTGCAGCCACGTAAGTATTTCCATCTGTTTGTGCGCTTGGGTGAACGCTACGCCCCTAAGTACATCAGTCGTCCCTTTGTGTTCAAAGGAAAAACGATTGAGTATTGTATTGGTTGTATGCCTGACCCTGCCTTCACGACACTCACGTGCATCTTTTCCACGATGGACGACAACCCTCGCAGCATGGAGATCCCAGTGTCGAGTCTAGAGTGGATTCAGGTGTAGAGCTGACGCCAAGACTCGTTCATGGGAGCCGCAGTGTCCTTGAGAATGTGACGAGCTGTCTCCACGTCAATTGTGCACGGGAGCGTGACCTTCTTGTAGAACACATACTCCTTGGCCGTCTGTTCATCTGCAATGCGAAGGAGATTGATGCGCGTCACCAATGACTCAACACACCGAATCAGATTACGAACACCCTCCTCCTCCTTACTGAACTCCTCAATCATGTACTTCACCGCATCCTCTGTGAGGGTCAACTGACCCGTCAGCTGAATACGGTCCAGAATCTGTGGCCACACGTACTTGGTAAGGATGTTCTTCTTGTCCTCGCAGTTGTATCCGGCGCAGTTGATGACCTGCATACGATCCTTTAGAATCGGATGAACCTTGGACTCGTCATTGAATGAGAACACGAACAGGCACTGGCTGAGATCAAAGTCCACACCCGCAAAGTACCGATCGTGGAACTGGCTGTTCTGCGACCGGTCCGTGAGGTGAATGAGCATGGACACAATCTCGTCACCATGCGAGGTGGTGGACACCTTGTCAAGCTCGTCAAAGTAGAGAACCGGGTTCATGCACCGAGCCGTCATCAGCGAATCTGCGATACGGCCACACATAGACCCCTCGTAGGTGAAGGAGTGTCCTACGAAGTTGGCCGAGTCCGATGCACCCCCCAGCGAGAAGAACTCAAAGGGGCGGCCGAGTACCTGTGCAACACCGTTCTTGGCAAAGGACGTCTTTCCCACGCCCATCGGACCCTTGAGTGCGATCACATTGCCGACCGAGCCCGGATTGGAGATCCACTGAGCCAGAGTCTGCATGATCTGCGTCTTGGCCGAGGGCATACCATAGACAGCCTTGTCCAGCGTCTCACGAGTCTTCGAGAGGAACTTGGCACATGGCTCTGCACCGTCCGAGAGCTTCACGGGGAGAGGCACCATCTTTCCGAACGGGATGCGAAGGAAGGAGTCGACCCACGTGCGAAGCTTGTAGCCCTCAGAGCTGTCCATCTCATTGAGAATATCAACCTTCTTGATGACGGACGCCTTCAATGAGTCGGGAATCTCCATGTCCAGGACACGGAACTTGTAGGGGACATCGCCCTCATTCACCAGACCGGAGATTCTCTTCATCTGCTCATTGAGCCGACGGCGCTTCGACTTGGACTGATCCAGGTAGTACTCCTCCTCGTCATCATTGAGCTCGATGCTCGGTGACTCAACCTCCTCACGCGTACGGCCCTTCTTCCCACCATACTTCTTCTTGAGATGCTCAAGGAACTCGTCCTCGGACTCCGACTCAGAGTCAGACTCGTCCTCTGACTCATCCTCAGACTCGTCGGCTCCAATGACTAGCTTCCCCTTACCTCCAACGATGGTGTGGAGGTGAAGCTTGACAGACACCTTGGATCCCTTGGGCAGTGAGATGACGGGTGCCTCGTCCTCCTCAGTCTCCTCCTCTTCCTCTTCCTCTTCGGTCTCCTCTTCCTCTTCCTCTTCGTCGGGCATGTACTCCTCCTCGCTGCTGCTGTCGTCCTCTGGCTCGGGGTTCAACGTCTCGTCCTTCACCCATGTCGTCGAGTTCTTGCGCTTACGAAGATTATACCGAGGGGGCATCTTGCTGCCTCACAAGGAAAAAAACAAAACACATTCGTTTTTTGGAGGCTTAGAGTAATGAGTGAACTTGAGAGCATCAAGGCTATCGCTGACGAGCAGCTTCAGATGTTAGCTGCTCGGGACGCCAAACTACCATCCGTCCTGGAAAGCACACGCATCGTTGAAGCCTTCCTGAAGTCTCACCGTGTCATGTGTTACGGTGGAACGGCCATCAACAACCTCCTCCCGAAGGCCGACCAGTTCTACGGGCCAGACGAAGTTCCAGATTACGACTTCTTCAGCGAAACACCGCAGGAACATGGAATGGAGTTGGCCAATCAATTGGCGGCGGCGGGTATTGAGAGCGTCGAAGTCAAGCCCGGTGTTCACCTTGGCACCTACAAGGTCTTTGCCGACTATCACGGTGTTGCCGACTTGACATTCATTGTTCCGACGATCTTCAGTCATTTGTGGAACGAGAAGATCACACGGAATGCGATCCACTACGTGCCTCCGGACTTTCTCCGCATGTCCATGTACCTGGAACTGTCGCGCCCTGAGGGCGACGTATCGCGATGGGAGAAGGTCTACACCCGGCTGTCCCTGCTGAACAAGCAGTACCCGATCGTATGCAAGAAGGTTCCATCCGAAGTTGATCAGTTGGATGAAAAGCACAAGAAGGAGACGATCGCCATGCTCAAGAGCAACCCCGTTGTGTTGCTGGGATTCTCCGCCGTGTCTCGCCACGAGAAGAAGGCGGTATGGTACACTCCAGTCACACTTCTGGCTGAGAAGGAGACCATTGACAAGCTGACCAAGGGAAAAAAGACCGAGCAGTATGAGGCGACAGAGATTCTTCCGGCACGGACGGATACACTGGGCTCCGATGGCGAGGTTCTGTATACATTCTACGAGACTCAGGCGTGTCACAGCTACCACATGACGGGTGACGGGATACGGATCGGGAGCATCCCGACCCTGCTCACGTTCTTCATGGCGATGATGTATTCGGGTGAGTCCAATGACGATGTGTCACGGCTTATCTGCGTGGCACAGCGATTGGTGGAATTGGCAGACGACAAGCCCCAGCGCAGGTACGCGCTCGTAACCCCAAAGACCTGCATGGGGACCCAGAAAGAGCTATTGGATCTGCGTCGTGAGCGTGTAGAGTTATATGAGAAGGCTAAGAAGGATAAGACATCCCCTGATTTCGTGCAGTATTTCTTCACGTACAATCCTACAGCAACCAAGACAGAACGTGCAAAGACTCGCGAGTTGCTCAAGAAGACGCGGAAGGCTAGGCTTAAGGCTTGATCGGGATCGTATTCGAGATATTGATCGTAACCCCTGATAACACCGGGGTCGGATACAGAGGTGGGACCGTTGTGATCGGGAGAAACTGGTTCACTACACCGTTGGAAATGTTCGGCGATGTCCATGCGATTCCATTTCCCATGCCGACGTTGCTGCTACCTGGAACGTTGTTTCCACCGTTAAACTCACGCAGTCCCTGCTGCACCTGGAGAAGGAAGTTATAGCTGTTTTGAAGGCCCTTCGAACGATAGGCGTTCACACCGGTGTACCTTGAGTTTTCCGGATTGTTCGTCGTGAACGTCAGCTTCAGTCTGTTCTGCGTGACAACATCAGACGCATCGCGGATGCGCATTCCTTGGGATCCAGCGAAAGTCGAGCCGTTTTGACCACCGGAACTCATTTACTTAGCTGTCATATTTTATCGTCCCGTGAACCAGGTGATGTCGAGATAGGCTCCTGATGGGGGCGATGTGACCAAGGAAGCAGGGGGTGCCGCCGCGGCATGAAGTCCGATCTCCGTGGCTGTCAGTATGCGGGAGTAGTAGGTCAGACCACCAATCTGGCCGTCGAACCCCGAACCTGCAATCTGAACCGGCGCATCGATCTGTTTCGGAAGTTGATTGAGCGTATGGTGCTGACGCAGAATACCGTTGATGTAAATGTCCACTGCATACTGTGAGATGACAATCGCAAAGTGTATCCACTTCTTCGCAGGAATATTCGAGATCAGAACAGACTCGGTTGCGCCGTAGGTTGCGACCTTGACAAGTAGGGCATTGGATGTGCTGTCAATGTACAGTCCGGGGCAATCCTCTCGAGAGAACACCATACGCTGTTGACCATATCCAACGGTTGTGAAATCGTTAATAGACAACCAGCCTTCGAACGAAAACACTGCCCCTCCTTCCTGGTTGTTCGACCTCGGAAGAGACGCTTGTGATGTCAGCGGAACGGTTCCGCTTTGTGTGGCTGTCTGGATTTGCACGGCAGACGGATCTCCGCGCTTTGCGAAGAAGAAGAACGCGAGTAGAAGAAGAACGCCGATTCCGACTCCGACTGTTAGACTATCCATTGTTCATTACTTAGAAACAAACCCTCTAGCGGTGAGACGCAGGACAGGACGTTTCGGTGCCTGAACAGATGGTGGCCGTGGTCTCGCAGCCATGTACAGGAGCGGCAAGGTCTCTTCGTACGAATGCGTAGCTTGGTAGTCGAGTGTACGAGGATCAACATGCCGTCCACCCAGGTTGTAGATATAATGAATCCGCCCAGGTTCGCTGCGAGTCTCGTTCTTGAGAAGACCGGTTCTAGCTAGTCCAATCGACCACTTCAAATCCTCCCCCCGCGTCGCATCTTCAAATGACACAAGACGGGCAATATCGTTTAGCATCGGGTTCAGGTGATTGGGTGGACGAACGAACACGCCGCCCACGTACATCTTGCCACTGAGGGGAAACTCTGTGCTGTGCGTGAACGTGTGTGGACCCATTTGGCCACGAATCCGCATGACATCTTGAGCTGTCTGGAAGCACGTGAAGAAGTCCTCGAAATATGCATCCGTTACCTCGTCATCGTCGTCGATGAACGCAGAGTACTTTCCATTCGCAGTTTCGACGAGGTGTTTCCGCTTCAGTCCCACACTCTTCTCGCGGTTGTCGACGTCCTCGTTGATCTCCAAACGCAGCCCAGGACAGAGTCGTGCGAACTTTTCACGAATGGCCTCCTTCAGTCGGGCGCACGTGTCCCTTCGCTCGGCCAGCGTAGGGATCAAGATAGACAGGTCACACGCATACTGTTTACGTGAAACGTAGGTCCGCAGGTCTGCTTCGTAGAACTTCTGGTTCCGGACATACAGAGCGTCGAATGCGACTGCGTGACCCAGTAGAGGGTGACGGTGGCGGATAATACACATGGGATTGTACACCGTCTTCTCCTTCAGCGGCCCCTTACACAGGTCCGTTAACTCCGTGTCACAGAACAGGCTCTTGTACTCCGGGCAATAGAGGGATCCAAATCGGGTGTACATTGCGCGTCCGTAGATGGACAGCGTGTTCAGCTTGTCGCCCTGGAACCCGTCGTTAAACCAGAGAATGCAGTCGAGATCGGGCGTTGCAGCCCTGCGAATGAATTCATCGTATCCGCGCACTTCGGGAATCATATCGTCTGAGACCAGGACGATAATGTCCCATGGATAGTCCACCTTTTCAACGTCTGCATTACAGGCTTCGATCTTCGAAGTGTTCGCGCTGTAGTATAGTCCATTCCAAGCGAATTGGTTCATAACCTGGAAGAGCTGTTGTTGAACATCACTTCCAGTCATTGTTGTGTCGTCGACGTCACATGAAACGGCGATACCTATCAGATCGAGACGCGCAGCCATCGATGCATACCGACGCAGAGTTGTCAACAGTTGTTGTGGCCTCGAACGGCTTGGACACTTGAGGAGAATACGCATTACTATCACGAAGAAGAGAAGAGTTTCGATACGTCCGAACTATCGAGGCCGGTCACCTTCTTTCCGGAACTGTCCGTTACGCCAAAGACAAAGGTGTACCCAAAGAGATTCAGATTGTTCAGTTCGGACTTCGACGAAGCCGCACCGGACCCCGAGCATTCCGTGCCCGACGAGAAGAAGCCCATCGCATCTGCAGGTTGGAGCGGGTTGGAGCCAGTCCTGACCGAACAGATCGAGCCAGAGAATCCGCCGCCACCGCCAATGACAACATTTCCACTGGCAGGCATGGGGATACCAGGTAAGAGCGAAGAGATGATAAGGTGCCCGTTCAGGTAGACATCGATGTTACGTCCGTGGATCGAGATCGACACTGCGAACCAAGACTGCAGCGGAACGTTCTCCAGGGTCACCGTGTAGGTTGCGCCCGAGCCATTGTCCGAGGTCTGTAGACTCGCGTCGTCTCCGGGGTATACATGTACGCTGATATCGAGCGCATTGTCCGTTGGGTGAAGTGTCACGGCCGGGACGCTGACTCCTGGATTCGTTGAGCTGGTCTGTGCGATCACTTTCTTTGTCTCTCCGTGCTTGTAGTCCCAGTCTTTGATATACATCCAAAACTGAAGGCTCGTATTGGATCCTGAAACGCTCGATGCAACCGTTGATCCGATCTTTCCATCAACTTCGGTGGAAACCAGATTGGACGACAGCGATGCGCCGCTTCCAACTGTCTTTGAAGCCGTATAGAGGACGGCCATCAACAGACCCAGCGCGATGATCGTTCCCACAATCGGAAGAAAGGATGACTTTGGGGCGGACGATTGGGGTACAACTATCATAGGCCGTGGCGGACCGGATACAGATGCTCCCATCTTTATGTTTACAAAGGAAAGGTATTCAAGTAGTAATGGAAAAACGAACTTCACAACCACTACGACCAGTGGTCTCAATGTTTTGTAACAACTGTGGTGAAAAGGGGCACGTGTTCAAGGCATGTGCTGAGCCTGTGTTGTCCTGTGGGTTGGTTCTCGTGAACCGATCGAAAGTTCCTGTGAATCCGGACGAGGTGCAGCTCTTGATGATTCGCCGAAAGGACAGTATGAGCTTCGCGGAGTTCATGCGGGGAAAGTACGACCCAACCAACACGGACTACGTCAGTCTCTTGTTCGCGAATATGACGTTGCAGGAACAGACAGCGATTGTCTGCGAGTCATTCGACACCTTGTGGCGCCAATTGTGGGGAGACGATCATTCGTCTCCAGAGTACACGTACTCAAAAGACCGATTTGCACGAGTCGATCGGGAGGGAATGATGCGGAACAACCTGTCCCCGTACAAGGAGCCCGAGTGGGGGTTTCCAAAGGGTCGACGTATTCGCACCGAGACAGACATTGAGTGTGCGATTCGCGAGTTCAATGAGGAGACCAATGTTCCTCGGGATGCGTATACGATCCTGAAGGATATTCGTCTCGAGGAGACCTTCATGGGTCTCAACGGCATACGGTACCGGCACATTTACTTTGTCGCCCTATTGACAGCTCCGGATCTGGTGAATGTGGGTCAGAAGATGACCTACATGCAGCGCCGTGAGATTTCAGCGATTGGGTGGAAGACGTTCGCAGAGTGTCGTGGATACATTCGTCCTCACCATCTACAACGCGAGGAGATGGTGGAGGTATTGGAGAACATCGTCAAGACGTACGAGAGCAATTAACGATGACGGCGAGTCGAGCGAGACTTGCGAGACTTCTTCTTGGTGCGTCGGCGGCGTCCGCCGTAGCCGCCTGGCGGTCCCCTAGTACGCTCCTGCCTCGCCGCCGCCGCCGCCTGTGCTGCCGCCAGCGCCGCCGCCCGACGCAGCCTTTCTGCCTCCGACGACTGACGCAGCCTGTCGGTGCTCTCCGTGAGGCGCTGCCTGTCCGCCGCCGCCGCCGCCGCCTGTGCTGCCGCCGCTTGTTGTTCCGGTGTCAGGACTGGGCCGCCACCTAACTTCTTCCGAGCCATTTTATACAAATCCCTGATATTAATCCGGACAGGCCGTGATTCCCAACATGTCCATGACCCCCGTTTGAACACCGAACGCATAATGGAAGATCTCGGCGATCACCAGCCAGATGGCAAAGTGAACGAAGACATTTCCATTGAAGAACAATGCACTTGGAATCGCAAAGGCGGTGAAGGTCACGAGAATGTCACTAAGCGAAAGACCAAGAAACCGCGTAGAGTGAAATCCTGTACCTGGTGCACCGTTCAGATTTTTATACGGACACTTGCTCATTGTATCTACGCAAACCTAAAACGTGCGAGGTACACCGTAATGCAGTAGGCCACTACACTTAGAATAAAGACCCACCACCACACCGGGAACACCGTCGACTCCTTGTCTTCCACTCCGAACGGACGAACCCGACCTTCACGCCCAAAGGCGACGGTCGGCTTTATATACAGGAAGGCCGCCATCAGAAACAGATAGATGGACACCATCCAGATTCGATGATTTTTCCTGGTCAGCGGCTCCATTACTTACGGGAGCGACGAGTTTTGCGGTGATGGCGACGGCGGCGGGTCTTACGCGACTTGCGACGACGACCACCCTTTCGTTCGTTGTCAATTTGATCGGCAAGGGCTTTCTCGGCATTGGAGACTTTGAGCTTCAATGCCTGTATATAAGGACTATCGGGTTTGTCGTCGACTTTGGCGTCGGCGAGTTCTTTCTTCGCCTTTTCCCACTCCTTCGACAAATTATTCACTTTATCCGACGGCGTATATTTGTCGGTATAAGTGCCGTCGGGAGAAGGATATGGCATCTTGTTAACTATCCACGAAACTTTCAACGCACCACAAGATAATGAGCTTCGTGCTTCCGAACCGGAAAGCGTTCGCCGACTACATAACCCGTATCTTTCTCAAATACCGCAAGGAAGACCGCGACCCACTGGATGCTGAGGACAAGGACGTTGACCTCTGTACCAAGCAGTCCACCTCGCGGGAACTGTTTCCGTACCAGAAGCTTATCCGCGACTACCTGCTCATCGAGACGCCGTATCGCGGCATTCTCCTGTATCACGGTCTCGGCTCCGGCAAGACCTGCACATCCATCGCAGTGGGTCAGAGCCTCATGGACACCAAGACGATCTGGGTGCTGACTCCGGCGTCATTGCGTGAGAATTACAAGTCTGAGCTTCGCAAATGCGGCGCACCTGTCTACGTCCTGGAACAGCACTGGCGTGAAAAGGCGCTGAACGACCAGTCTCGCGCCGAAGCCAAGTCGCTGGGCATTTCTGATGGATTCATTGACCGCACAGGAAAGTTTTTCGTGACGGTGGCAGGTGAGAACCCGAACTACAAGGATCTGCCCAAGACTGCACAGGATATCATCAACACACAGGTCGAGGATATCATTACCCAGCGCTTCAAGTTCATCAACTACAACGGTCTGAATTCCAAGAACATCGATACATTTGTCCCCAAGGCCGCCGAGGGAGCCGAGCCGTTGCCCAGCCCATTCAATGATTGCGTAGTGATTATCGACGAAGTCCACAACTTGATCTCGCGTATCGTGAACTCCTCGGATATCGCCAGGCGCCTCTACGATTCCATCTACCATGCCACCAACTGCAAGATCGTCGGACTGTCCGGTACGCCAGTGATCAACCGCCCTAACGAGATCGCCTACCTGATGAACCTGCTGCGTGGACCCATTGAGCGCATCACCGTTCCCTTTGGAAAGTCGACCAGCTGGGACGAGGAAAAGATGAAGACTGCCTTCAAGGCCATTCCCGACGTGGACACTATCGAGTTCAATGCCGTGAAGAAGTATGCGATGCTGACCCGCAACCCTCCGCACTTCCGGTCTGTCTACAATGAGGCCGGTGACCGAATTGCGGTGCAGTACAAGAAGGACGTTCCGTTCATTCCTGTTGGTATGGATTGGGTCAAGTCATGGGAGAAGAAGTTCCAGGCGGACGTAGGTGCTGAAATCGCAGTTGATCGCGTCACGTCAGAGGATCTGGAGTGTCTGCCCACCAAGTTCGAGGACTTTGCCAATATGTTTCTTGACGGTCTGAACATCAAGAATCCCCTGTTGTTTGCCAAGCGCATTCAGGGGCTGGTGTCGTACTTCAAGGGCGCCGATGAGCGCCTCATTCCCAAGCGAGTGGACGACGACAAGATGCTGGAAAAGGCGAACATGAGCTCCGAGCAGTTTGCACAGTATCTGGATGTCCGCTTCCAGGAGATCAAGGCAGATGCGAAGAAGGCTCTGAGCATGAACGACGACGGCGGATCGTACCGCGTCATCTCCAGATTGGCGTGTAACTTTGCCGTGCCGCCCGAACTCAAGGTCATCACCAAGAAGGTCGAGAAGGAGTATAAGGATGTGGTGAAGGAAACCGACGTGCCGGACAAGCCGGAGATTCTGGCGGCTCTGAAGGCACAACCGGCCAAGTACCTCTCGGCCAAGGCGCTGGAAGCCTACAGTCCCAAACTTCTCAAGATGCTGACCAACATCGAGGAAACACGGAAGGCAGGTGGTAATGAATGGCCGAACCAGTTCGTGTATTCGCAGTACCGTCAGTTAGAAGGATTGGGCGTATTTGCAGCCATTCTCGATGCGAACGGATGGCAGCGATACAAAATCACCAACAAGAACGGACAGTGGCAAGAAGACGAAATGGCGGACAAACCGGCCTATGCCTTCTTCTCAGGCGAGGAGAAGGAGGAAGACCGCGAGATGATGCGCCAGATCATCAACGCGCGATACGAATCCAACTTCCCGCCCAGTCTCAAGACCAGCATTGAGAAGCGGGGAAAGAAGCTCTTGTGTATGCTGATGGCCACGTCCTCTGGTGCCGAGGGTATCACGTTGGCCAATGTGCGCCACGTGCATATCATGGAGCCGCATTGGACTCCTGCGCGTCACGATCAGGTCATTGGACGTGCGATTCGTATCTGCTCTCACGCCACGCTGCCCATGGATCAACGCACGGTTCGTGTCAGCTTCTACCTGTCGGTGATTTCTGCCGCACAGTCCAAGTCAGCTGAAGGACCGAACGTCGTGGCTGTCCGCAAGGCAGACCTGGAAATGAAGCGATACGAAGGTGAACCAGCTGTGGAGACGTTCATGTCCACAGATGAGTACCTGTATGAGAAGGTGTATGAAAAGGACAAGGTCAACCAGCGGATTTCCGTGTTGCTCAAGCAGTCGGCCGTGGATTGCGAAATCCACCGGAAGCTCCACTCCCGCGAGAAGCCGCAGATCTCGTGTATGCGGTTCGACACCACCGCCACGGGTGAAGATTTGGCGTTCAAACCGTCCATCAAGTCCGATGACCTGGACGAGACGTATCTGCGCAACATGACGCGGAAGAAGCGGCGGTTGCAGAAGCTGAAAATCAAGGACATCGTATACTTCATGGACCCCGACTCGAAGGAAATCTTCGACGGACAGGCCTTTGAGGACAACCAGCGGCTGTTACGCATCGGCACCAAGATCTCCGAGACGCAGATTAAATATTGGATTGGGTAAGAGTAATGCTCGGCGTTGTGACGTTCGTAACGATTGACGGAAAAAGGGAGGGCGAAGTGACCATCAAACCTACTACCCGCGGTACATACTCATACCTGATTATGTTTGATCGAGGATTCGACTTAAAACGCCAGGAAGAGGATCCGGTGTTATGGCCTAAGTTGACCGAAACGAGAGGAAGGGTATGGGCTGCCGGAATGGTACGCGAAGAATTCCAGAAGTACGTGGACGACGGCAGAATCAAGGTGGCTGAACAGATGCCACCGGAATCAGATGAGACCCGGCCTGTTCCGCCCGGACAGAAGGACCCCGTCTCTCTTGATCTCATTACGGATGGTATGAAGATGGCTACCTTCAACGAGGAAGATGGGCACCGATACTATCAATACCAGACCGTGAAGGAGTTGATGGAGCGGGGTCAGCATGGCGCGACTGGCGAACCGGTACGTAAAGTCAAATCCTACACTGCGAAGATTGAAGGCAAGACTCGTGTTACGTTCGAAGGCAACCCGTACGATCTCGTAGTCATTTCGCCTGGCAAGTATCAGTTAGAAGATGATAAAAGGAAGGTCATTAAAGAATACGACGACACTACTTTGGATGAAGCTAATCTCAATCTTGTTGGTGGAGGCCATCGCAAGTCCCGCCGCGTTAAGAAGCGGCACGTAAGTCGGCGAGCCAAGAAGCACACACGTCGCTCCAGGTCTTGAAGGTCATCTCCCGGGCAGCCGACTGCATAGAAATACACTTCTCGACCGTCAACTCCATTGCACTCGCAACATCGTCAGGATTGAAGGACGGAGCCGACAGGCCCAGAGGCATACCGGCACCCTGATAGACCAGTGGACCCGGACGCACGTACGTCGCCACCGTCGACGGCAGGAAGGATCGGTACGACCCGACATCCGTCACAACCTGCGGGGCACCCGTGTACACGTGCTCAAGCTGACAGAGTCCGAAGCCCTCGCCCTCCGACGTGTTGATCCCGATATCGCACATGTTGTAAATCTGATTGATACCCTCATCGTTTAGCGTGTTGGGTGGTGCAGTGTCGACAATCGCCATGCGCTTCCCGTACACATTGACATCCAGACCCGCACGTTGGAGCTGGTCTGCGAGGATACGCTGAATGTCATAGTGGGCACCCTTCTGAGGATCCACCGCAGTCACCATGAGCAGCCACAGCGGCTTCTCTGGGTGACGACGCAGAAGCTCCACGAATCCCATGATCGTCAGATCCTGACGCTTCCGCTGACTGTTGCGGTTCGCGTTCAGGAACACAATGGCCTCCGGGGGAAGACCGACGTTCTTGCGCAGGGCCGTACGCTGAGCCGAGGGCATATTCGAGAAGACCGTTGAATCCACGGCATGTTCAATCACCTTCGGAAGAGGAATGTCCCTGCCATACTCCGTGTAGACCTGTGCCCACGAATCCGTGAAACAGTAGACCTTGTCCGCCGCCTTGTTCAGCTCGTCCATCATCTGGGGATTGATACCCTTGTACACCTGATCCACATAGAGCCACAGCTTGTAAGGAGTCTCGCCCTTCTTGTACTTCATGGAGTTGATGAACCGAGCAATGATCATCGGGTCATTGTAGATCATCACCACATCCGGACCGACCATCTCGAGATACTCGTGAATCTTGTTGAAGCCAAATCCCTCCTCCTTCGGATCTTCATTCGCAGCTGCATCATAGGCTACAATACCCTCGGGAACTTTGCGAATGCTCTTTTTCTCAGGGTGACGCTGGAACCCAAAGTGAAACGTCTTCACCTTCGGAGCAAGTGTCGCGGCCTGGGCCAAAAGATTGGAGACGACCTTCGAGTAGCCGGTAGTCTGATCAACGTGAGTGCTCACAAGAACGAAGCGCATTATATCAATATTTACTTTTGCCCGTAAATAGTAATGCCGATACTCAAACCGTCTGCATCTGATTATACCGCCTTTGTAAAGGCAGTGGCACAGTATGTCAGTGCTGGATCAAATGCTGTTGTTTCAAAATCAGGCAGAGATATGACTGTATCACCGGGACTCGGTGCATCTGTTCGCGCATCCTTTGTTGGACTCAAATCCTCTCCATCCACTTCGTCACTGATCCTTCAGTATCTCAATCCTCCGACTGCTGCTGCGCCTGGGCCTGCGCCTGGGCCTGCGCCTGCACCGCCATCGGGATTGACGCTCACCCAATCCGGAACCGGCATGGTCGGCGGGTGGACTGTGTATACCGGTGCTTCGTCCTACACGTACACGGTGTACCCCAATTCTATCTACTCGTATGTCGCCGGAACCTTGGTTACGACTGCAACCATTGGCTCAAATACCTTCACATTCTCATCGCCTGTATCCGGAACCTATTACTATTACACTCTGAACGTGGCTACGGCGTTTGGCATATCGACCCTGGCATCGAGTCCGATTACGCAGTATGTCGTACCCGTAATCTCGTATACGTCGGGTGCCGCCACTCTTACGACGCTTGCTGGTAGTGGCACACAGGGGTCAAATGATGCAACAGGTACATCCGCAACATTCAAGTATCCTAACGGTGTGACTCAGCTCTCCGATGGCAATATCCTCACGTGCGACTCAGGAAACAACCGCATCCGAATTATCACACCTGCAGGTGTCGTCACTACACTTGCGGGTAGCGTTCAGGGTCTCACCGACGGAACCGGTACGAATGCAAACTTTTACTATCCAACTGAAGCAATCGTACTTTCCGACGGTAAAATCATTGTGAGCGACAGGTACAATAACTGTCTTCGTTTAGTTACATACCCTGGCGGCGTAGTCACCACCTTTGCCGGAGGCGGGGGCTTCAACAATCCGATGGGACTCTCAGTGCTTCCGAATGGTAATTTTGTAGTGGCTGATTCTGGCAACAATGCCATTAAATACGTCACCTATCCGGGTGGTGTGGTCACCACAATCGCCAGCGGCTTCAACGTGCCGCAGGGAGTTACCGCACTTTCAAATGGCAATATGATTGTTTCCGAATACAGTGGCAACCTGATCCGGCTGGTTACAACATCCACGTACGCAGCAAGCTCAGGCGTAGTCACCATACTTGCCGGCAGTGGCGCTGCAGGATCCAACGATGCCACGGGCACGGCTGCCACCTTTAGCAATCCTGTAGGACTTGCCACTCTTTCAACTGGCAATATCGTAGTAGCAGATATAGGCAACGGTCGCATCAGACATGTGACATATCCAGGTGGCGTAGTTACAACTCTTCTTACGGGCGCGAACGCTGACAATGTAGGCGCTCTATCAAATGGCACTATCGCGTTAGGTGGTACATTTAATTCAAAAGTACAGATACTTTCATTTGCATCCTTAGCCGCACCCACCTCCCCCACTCTCTCCATCACAACGGGCACCGCCACTCTGGGCTGGACGGCAGCATCTGGAGCCCCCAACTACAATTGGGTTCTTTACAGATCCACAACCTCAAACTACAATGGAACCTCGAATACATCGGGATCTACAGCAACAACTGCGCCCACCTCCGCACCGACTGGATTGTCCTCGGGATACTTCTGGTACTTCACGGTGGCATCCTCCAATGCGTCAGGCGTTTCATCGGTCGCAGCAAGCAGTATTGTATCTTACTAATCAACAACGGCGGCCAGTGTAGGGATATATCACCATAACTGCAATCTAATGAATTTCTATCAAGTATATAATGCAAGTAAACTCTGCCCAAGATTACTTGACGGCCCAGAAGCGGCGCATTATTGCATCTACATTCGCGGCCACGCCTCCTCCTGCTCAGCGCAAGTATAATTTCACCTATCTCTCTGTTCTGGCCAACAAGGCCACGCAGTACAACAAGGTGCCGTACCCCCAGACCGTCAGTCTGGCTGCGGGTGCCGTACCGGGTGGCGCGTACAGCGCAGGAACACTCTCCAACGGCAGGTACTCTGGTATTGGTGCACAGCTGACGACATACAGTCAGGCTACTCGGCCGAACGTCAGCGACTGCGTCAACTGTGCAACAACCGGAACAGTTGGAACCTCAACACTCCCTGGTTCTTTAATCTAAACAATGAATGTGCGTTAATACAAATGCCGGGTGGCCTCATTCAGTTGACCCAGGTCGGCGCCCAAAACCAACTCTTAAATGGGAATCCGTCGATGACCCATTTCAGGGCTGTCTATCGCAGGTATACGAACTTTGCCATGGAGTCCATTCGTATGGACTTTACGTCGTCCAACCTCGACTTTAGCGTAAATCAGACACGGACGCTCAGCTGCCGCATCGACCGGTATGCTCAGCTGCTGAGTGACACGTATCTGATGATCACGCTTCCCGACATCTGGTCACCGATGGTTCAGGTTACGGTGCCACCGGCTGGGTATGACCCATACTGCACAGCCATGGGCTATGAGTTCCAGTGGATCAAGAACATTGGATACAATCTGATTGACCACGTTGATATTGTTCTGAACAACGTGACGATCCAGCGTCTCACTGGAGAGTGGTTGAAGATGTACTCGTACTTCACCCACGATGTGGCGAAGCGTAGGGTTGTGAACCAGATGGTAGGAAACGTCCCCGAGATCTACGACCCCGCAAATGCATATGACCGCACAAACCAGTACCCTCACGCGGTGACCCCGGCGAATCTTCCGGCTACCATGCCCTTCACCGTCACACCTGAGCCTTCCGTTCGCAGCCGCCAACTTGTGATTCCTCTTCACTTCTGGTTCTGCGAGAATCCGGGTATGGTCCTTCCACTGGTGTCGCTCCAGAACTCGGAGGCCTACATCAATGTAACGCTCCGCCCGTTGAATCAGTTGTACACGATAATCGACGTCAACCCCGCATTGGCAACGAATTCAGTCACTCTTGTTGTGTCGTCGGGATCCGCGATCACATTCACAACATCCGCCCCGCACGGACTGAATGTGGGTGGAAGCGTCACCCTGCAGGGTCTTTCGGGAACGGCAGGGCAGTTGAACAGCACATATACGGTTGGAAGTGTACCTTCGACCACCACATTTACAATCTCATCGTCGATCACTGTAGCCACAGCTGATCAGATTCAAGTGACATCATCCGTCACGGGGTCGACGAACCCTACGTACGGTCAGCGCATTCAGCCCACAACGCCGATCGGGTTGTTCTTGACGGCGCCCACCACAGCGGGAATCTCATCCACTCCGGCTGTGACCACGTTCTATGCGAACCCGTACTTGGAGGGTAACTTCATTTATCTGACAGACGTGGAGATGAATCAACTTGCAGGTGCAGACCAGACATTCCTCGTGAAGCAGGTCTCGTACAAGGTAACGGAGGGACAATATGGCGCTAACTCGGATATCGAGGTTCCAATGTTCAACATGGTCACACGGGTGGTGTTCGCGGCACAGCGTTCAGACAAGCTTCTGACCAATGACTGGGACAACTACACAAACTGGGCATCTCCGAACCGTGCGCCCTTTTCGGCGAATACTGCTAACACCGGAGATCTCCTGTATTCGTCCGGACAGTACCAGCTGTCGTCCGTTTCGCCGCGCGATGTCATCACCGATGGAGTTCTGTTGCTGGACGGAAACCAACGATTCGCAACGAAACCTACCCAGTACTTCTCGCTTCTGCAGCAGTACAGGCACACGAAGGGTGAGCAACCATCGACGATGCCGGGAATCTACATGTATTCGTTTGCGCTCGACAATGACCACTACCAACCAAGCGGAGCCCTGAATGCGAGTATGGTGAACAAGGTTGTTCTCCGTATCTCCCTGCAACAGCCCCTGCCCTCTGCTACCGCTGCAACGAGCACCTCAGTTGTGTGTATCCTGAAGTCTACGGCCTTTAGTCAGAAACCGGTTGAGATTTCGAGCCCCCAGGCTAAGAATCCCGACGGAACCTACCTGTATCCACAGGAGAACCTGTTGTCTGTCGTAAAGACAATTGCGAATGGTAATATCATCTTTTCCTACACGTATTCGGTCGGTGTCTACGTTGAGGCCATCAATTACCTGCGCATCGTGAACGGTGTTGCAAATCTCGTGTTCGCCAATTAACAATGGGTGACGTAGCAAACGCAGCCGCAGACGCATCGGCGGCGGCAAATGCAGCAGCCGCAGACCCTGCTGGAACCGCGGCGGCGGCAAATGCAGCGGCCAGAGACACAGCGGCATCGGCTTCGGCGGCGATTTCAGCAACACCACCGGGCGCTGTATTGATCCTGAATGCCGAGTACGTGGTCGGAAACCAGGCGATCGATGTATCAGATTATGTGACAACCCATCAAGGAGCGAATTACGGTGCCATCAAGTTCCCCGTCCAGAAGATGGACGAAGACCTTCGTAGAGCCCATCGGATTTATGCGCCACCACCTGCAGATGCAGCGGCACTTGCACTGAATCCCCCGCGCCTGACTATCAACTTCACAGACCAGTCTGGAGCCTATCACACGGTTAGTTACACGCTCACCGAAACGGTTGATATCGGAGAACGAAGTGCCTTTGGCAAATTTGTTCAGAAACCGGGAGATGTGTTGTGGGACGTCGGGCTGACGGCAGCAAAGGGTCAGTTTGTGTTCGTGTTTGTGCTCGTATGGGCGTTGATAGTGGTGTGGTCCTACAAGCAGTGGGGCTTCCTCCAAGAGCAGTTCGGTAACGGAAACATTACATCGACAACCAACGACCGATTGGGAGTCCTCGGAAAATACGTTGCACTGTTCGTCTACTGGATCTTTACCTATGGAACTGCTCTCGGGAAGCCATTCGAGATGCTGCTGGGAGGCGCGGACGTCAAGCGTGGTTGGATCGTCAAGTTCATCTTCACATTCTTTGCCGCTCTGACCCCCGTGACATCTTTCCTCTTTCAGTTTCTGATTTGGTTTACACTGGTTCAAACTCTTGTCGACATGAATAACAATGTTGGAAGTTAAGTGGGTCATCATCGGAATCCTAGCAGGTCTGGTGATTGGATGCGTGTTCGTTCCGCCGACGCGGAAATCAGCGGGTGTCCCCACACCGGGAAGTAGCGAGATCTTCCACACGGACACGGGATGTGTTCGCTTCGAGTCAACTGAGGTCCCGTGCACTGCGGAACCCGACTCAATGAATCTCCTCGCATCTCACAAGTAATGAAGTTCTCGCTTCCGATTACGCATGTATTGACTCGGGGAACACCTTTCTTCTCTTTCATCATCGGGCTGGGGCTGACCGTCTTGGTCTTTCACCGCCAGTACAGCGTGGTCAAGACACTCGGTGTTCCGATTCACGACGTGACGAGCCGCGTAGTGAAGGCAGATGGAAAGTGCTACCGCTACCGCGTGGAAGATACAGAATGTGAAATCCCGTCTTCCTCATAAACAATGGAAGGCGCAACATCTCTCGATGCTCTTCTCCCGAGTCCGCAGGGTCCCCAGTCGGCTCCGCCTGTATACCCCGAGGCCAGTGGGTCTCCGTCTATGCAGATGCCTGCGCCGTCGTTCAAGCCGACGCTCCCGATGATGGGATTCATGTTCCGCAACCTCCAGCTCTACGTTGCCTTCTTTCTGGCCACGTTCGTCCTGTCACTGGCGACGCCGCGGAACCTGATGCTGCAGTATATTCCGTCGGCCTATACCGGCAACGGTGTCGTCAGCTACCAGGGCGCTGCAGCCCTCGGAGCCGCTTCGGTTGTTCTTGCTCACTTTGTTAACATCGTAATTACAAGCTTTCTCGGTTGATGCCTAGATACGTAATGCAGGTTCAACCCGCTTGGGTCTATCCGCGTATTCTACTGGGGGCAGGAAACCAGTTGACTCCGACGTTCGTCGCTAAATATAACATTACCCACGTGGTCAATTGCGCATTTGCCGACGATTGTCCAGAGTGGTGGAGGAAACGTCATCCAGGACAGTATGCGGAACTCCACGCCATCGATTCAGTTGCTGTGCGAATCTTGGATTGGTACCCGGAGTTCGAGAACTGGATGCGCCTGTTTCTGCGCTCGACGAATGGGACCGTTTTTGTTCACTGCAAGGCGGGAATCAACCGATCCGCCTACCTGGTCTTGACGTTCGTCTGCAAGAACTTCGGCATCGATTTCAATGCATTGCTGTCGGCTGTGCGTAAGCAGCGACCGATTGTCTGCGATAATTCTGCTTTCATGAAACAGGTGAAGGACGAACTATATGGACGTGTTCAGGGTGAGGAAGACCCGAGACACGGAGGCGACATCGATGGGAACCCTTGATTCGGTTCACCAGAACATTGTGACCGAGCTTCGCGATGCGAAGACTCATGCCAAGGAACTGATGGTAGAAGCAGAAGGTCTACGAGTTCGATTAGAAAACCTCCGTTCCTCGAACGAGATTGGCGATGCTGTCATGTGTTCTGCATGGGAGGCGCGTATTCGTGAGATTGAATCGGAGATGTCGAGGGCCAATCCGGTTGAGGATTACTACATGAAGAACATGGACATTCTTATGGAGTACTACAATCGGTCGTCTCAAGTCGCACAGAACCCAAAGGACGGAGCAACGTTCATGAAGTTCTTCACTGCTGCGGCGCCTGTCGAATCAAAGAAGCAGATGTTCGACGAGTACGTTGCGCGTATGAAGCTCGGAAATGCACCGGAGGTCACACAGCAGATGACCGAACACTGCGCTGGTTGCAACGTGGCCCGTGAAGAGATCAGTTCGGAGGGCATTCTTGTCTGCCCCAAATGCGGGTCGGAGGAGTATTCGCTGGTGGTGTCAGACTTTCCTTCGTTTCGCGATCCGCCCAAGGAGCGGAACAATTACGCGTACAAGAAGATCAACCACCTCAACGAGATCCTGAACCAGTTTCAAGCCAAGGAGTCCACCATGATTCCGGAGGAGGTGATGAACGAGGTAGTGCTGGAGATCCGTAAACGTCGCATCAACAATATTGCTGATCTGACGGAGAAGGAGATTCGCGAGATTCTGAAGAAGCTGGGGCGGTCAAAGTACTACGAACATGCGGCTCATATTCTGAGTAGATTGAACGGCAATCCGCCGCCCACCATCACGCCCGAGATCGAGGAGAAGATCCGTGCCATGTTCCAGGAGATCCAAGCGCCGTTTCTGTTGTATTGCCCCAACGACCGCACGAACTTCTTGAGCTACTCGTATATCTTGTATAAGTTCTTCGAGCTGCTGGATCTTGATGAGTATAAGGTGTATTTCCCTCTTTTGAAATCGCGTGACCGCTTGATCGCCCACGACCATATATGGGCGAAGATCTGCGACTACCTGAAGTGGGAGTTTATTCGGAGCGTTTAGATAAATGCCAATTCTGCTTGAAGATTTGAAGGAGGGTCATACGTACGTCGTCAAAATGGGTGAAACAACGGTAATGACTGGAAAATTCGTAGGGCTAGATACCAAGCGCATCAGCTACCCGCCAGACCCGCGCTTGTATACGGTACTTGTCGCTCAGATCGTGAATGCTGATCAGAAGGCTGTTCAGAAGGTCGGAGTGTATAATGACACCTATACGTTCGAATTAGCGGCTCCGGGCGAGCAGCTGCCGCGCTGGCCCAAGGCGGCGGCGGCGGCGGCTGGCGGCGGCGGGCCCGCCGTCGGGTCGCTTACCGCTCCGGCTGGACCTGGTTTTCGTGCAGTACGGGCACTGAAGGAGGGTGCGAAAGGGCAAGGGCGCAAGACCAAGAAGTCTAAACGCCGCTCTCGGAAAACTCGTCGCACCCGCCGGTAATTCGACGTTTTAACGTAGTGTGAGTCCATATATAAATGTCACACGTTGTTCGTGTCGCGGGACGAATGATTGAACTTTCGGGGCTGCACGGTGTTTGGCTTGGAACCAAGTATCCAATCGGCTCACGCATCACGCTGTATTATACCAATGGCTCTCCCACACAGACGATCGAATATGAGTCTGGTGAGTGGGAACGGGCTGAAAAAGACAGGAAAATGATAAAGGATGCCAGTAATTTACTTACACCCCGCTAACCAATACAATGGACCCCACCAAGCACTACAAGGACAAGAAGACGGAGGAAAATTACCCTGATGGTCCATGGCGTGGTGGAGTAACGTATCATACGTTCGAGAAGGACGGCGCGACCGCTTGATCGCCCATGACCACATCTGGGCGAAGATATGCGACTACCTGAAGTGGGAGTTTATTCGCAGCGTGTAGATAATGAAGGGAACTCGTCGCAGAACACGGGGAGGCGGACCCGTGTTGAGACCAGGGGCGGCAGAGGCGGAGAAGGAGTACGAAAAGAACAGGCCTGGATTAGGAGTGAAAAAGTATCCAGAAGGAGCACTCGCCATCATCCCCGCAAACGAACTAAAAAAGGGATTCTTATACCGGATTGAGCATCGGAAGAACTCCCTCCCGTCGCGGCTTGGCAGGTTCGTCAGTCTGGATGGAGCTTATCCAAATGTGAACGCTATGTTTTCGGATCTTCGGGGTCCGAGCTCGCCCACCATGCGCGGCTATCGCGTAGACGAGTGGATATTCCGAAAGAGCGGACAGACGGCGGCAACTGAAAAGGGTGCAGTCGCAATTGGTCTTCCACTTGGCGACGTAGACCCTAA